CGCAAGCCGATCAAGAAGCGCGCTAGGATACGGACTATCTGCTGCAATCTTGTCGTATGCCATTTGCAAAAGGTCAAGGTCAACGGCGACTCTGGTCATTTGCTCCCCCTCGCACGGATGGCGGCGGACGCGGCCACACTGCTAATCCATGTGTGCTGACGCTCCATCAACGCCGCACACGCCTCCCGCTCGGCCTCGACCGCTGCCGCAATCTCGCGCCGCCGGTTCACGCACAGGGGCTTCTGGCAGTCGGGGGGGCAGGTGTGGATGGACTGCGCCTCGCGGTGGGCGGCGACGAGGGCGGCGAAGCGTTGCAACGGCTCTTCAACGCCCGTCCAAGCCCATTCCTTACCGCCACACAATTCGTCCGAAACTTGATTGTAAATCCTGATGATTTCCTCGCGTGTCATGTGTCCTCCTTCCTGATCCCGTGGAACCGCTCGGCGGCGCGGAAGCCGGTGAAAAAATCTGGTGTTGCCGACAGAGCCCACGGCGGGCCGTTTGCCGCAATCACCTGCTCCACCGTCGCAGGCTCCCGCTTGGCGTCCGGCTCCGCGAGCGCGGCGTCGAGGGCGGCTTGTTGCGCCTTCCGAAGTTCGCCGCTCAGGTCAGCAACCCGTGTTTTCAACCTATCTAATTCTTGCGCTCTGACCCATCCCTCGTCCCATCGGTTGCCCATTACCACTCGTGCGTCCCATGCTTTCTCTGCGGCTTGTCGCGCCTTTATCGCGTCGTCAAGGTCGGATTCAATTTCTCGGATGGGTCGGCTCACGGCTTCACCTCCTTGATCGTGACGGTCGGCTGGTCGCGGTTGGTGTTGTAGCCCTCGACCTGTGGCTTCTGCTCCGCGAGCGCGGCGTCGAGGGCGTTACGAGCCTCTGCAATTTGCCACACGGGGGTGCTTTGCCAAGCAACCACCAAAGCCTCACGCACCTGCTCAACCACAGCGCGGGGCAGGGTGATGTTGCTCATGACAGCACCACCGCAATCCACGCCTTGAACAGCACCGGCACCGCGAACACCGCCCACAGCGCGAGAATCCACCCCGGAGGGCGCTTCTCGTTCTGCGACCAGTAAACAGTGACCACAATGCTGAACCCAATCAGCATCATAGCGTAAATCTGAAACAGAACGGCGTTGTCGCTCACGGCTTCACCTCCTCGGCTTTGGCGATGGCGGCGCGGGCTCTCCGTTGAACATCCATTTCTTGATAGGCGCTCATTTGCACATCATATTCTTGCAGCAAATCTTCCAACGCCTCCAACAGTTCCGCGTTCACGCTGTGCAGGCGGCGCAGTTCGGCGGCGGCGGCAGTGTCATCGTAGCCGTACACTACGGAGGCTTCCAACGCATCAGCCAACCGCAGGGCTTCGGGTTGCGTGGTCACGGCTTCACCTCCTTGATCGCGTCGATGGCTTGCTGCGCGTATTCGTCAGCCCTAGCCGCCCACGCCGCCGCCACCGCACTTGCCGCCCACGCCGCCTTCCACGCTGCCGACCCCGCAGGCGCGGCATAGTAAACATCCTTTATCGCCGCTGCTGTCCGCTCCTTGAGCATCACGCGCCATGCCTTCGCATAGCCGCGCTTCGGCTTGTGCGCCTCCAACGCCGCCCACATCTCGTCCAGTTTCGCGCTCACGGCTTCACCTCACGCGCCCGAAGCATGGCGTCGGCAAGGATATAAGCGTCCTTGGCGATGGTTAGCGCATCACTTGTTTTTGTGCTTGCAAGAAGTCCCTGCAACGCCTGACCCGCGAACCAATCGCGCAGGGTCATGCCGGGGGCCGCCGCCACCATCGGCCTCGGAAACGCCGGGCCGCCGTCTTTGATCGTGGTCATGTCTTGTGCTCCTCATTGAATTGAAACCACTCGCACAGCTCGTCGATGACCGCCCGCTCGACCGCCGCGATGATTGCCTCCTCGCTCGGCTTCGCGTCGTGCTTGAACGCCCGCCGCACCCCGAGCGCGACGCCCGTCTCAACGGCCATCGTCATTACCTTGTAAGCGTTGGGGGTCATATCGTCGTCCTCCTGTGTATAGTCTTTAACGACTTTACCGCAAATCTTGCGCCTGTGGTAAAGATAGTTCCGAAATGGGTTAATCGTCTCGGGATAGCCAAAGCAAGTACCCCACCGCAACTGCAATGGTCAATACCCACCCCCCGGCAACGACCGTAATCGCTACCTGTATCGCGTTATGGCACGTCAAGAGCGTTCTCCGCAATGGCCCTTGGCGCAGGGTCAGGAAGCCGCGAAATCGCCTGTAATGCGCTCGTAAGCCGGTATACGGCGGCATCTGCCTCGCGGATAGCCTCTAGGTCTGTTACGCGCCACGCCTCAAGGGTGGCAACCTCGCGTTTTAGGTGGGCGAGAGTGCCAACGATGCCGTTATGCGTGGTGATTAGCCCGTGCAGATCGGCAAGCGCCGCCTCCAACTCCCGGTCGGTGAGTTTCATCGCGCCTCCCGCTTCGGCATTTCCGCGCCCTGCATCAGATACGCCGGGGGCAAGTTGTTGAGCCTGACCGTAGGCTTACCGCCGCCCTCAACCCGGCTGATTTCACGTTCTAGCGCCGACAACCGCAACCGCAAGGTGCGCCACTCGTGCCACAACTGGTCAAGGTGGCTTACGCCATCCGGTACGCTGCCCATGACTTGCCCCCCTTGCTGACTCTGTTGGTAACGATGTTGTGTCCTGCCATCCGCAGGGTGCAGATGCGCGAGGCAAGCCGGAACGACCCAAACCGCCGAAGCGCGGTCATCGGGTCAAGGGCTTTGCCCGTCTGCAGGTAAGCCAGTATCCGGGCGTCCTGTGTCTTGGTCATATCAAATCCTCCTTCAGCAGTTGGTTAATCGTCCTCGCCATCCCTTCAAGGTGCAGCAGCCGCACATAGTCCCGGTCAAGGTCAAGGTGCGCCCGCCGATCAATGGCATCGTGGCAGGCAGAGCATGACCACGCCCCGAGCAGGTCAGGTGCCTTTAGCCCCATGCCGCTGATACCCGCAATCCGCACATGGGCAAGTACCACCGTCTCGCTGTTGCAGTTGCAGACCTCGGGGATACGCACCATGCAGCCCCGGCCCCGTGCCTCGTTACGCAGGTTGGTCATATATCGGCTCCGGTAGCGGCCCAATGCCCAAGTCCATCAGCCTGTTTTCGATGCCGTGCAGGTATTCCGTGAACTCCGCTGCGGTCATGCGTGAAGTGCGCTTTAAGGGTCGCAGGCGTTTCTTGCCAAAACCCTCTAGCGTCTCCCACCCCCACACCTCGCCCAAGAAATACTCGTGCAGGTCATCCCGCGTCCACCCCGCCAACGCTTCGCCGCCTGCCTCCAAAACCATCGGGTAAACGACACCCCAGAGGTAAGCGTTTTGCTGATTCGTGCGGGGCTTCTTCCACTCGGCCACTTCGACCGCCCACACACGGTCAGGGGCAAGCCCCTGAACCATGCGCGTGATGGCTGCTGCCATCGCGTCAGCGGAAGTGCCTTTGGGGAAAACGCGCTTCATCAGAACGGCAGGTCGGAATCGTCGTTGAACGGCGTTTCATCCATCACCGGGGCGCGAGTCGCCTTTGGCGCGGCTTTCTTCGGCTCAAACGACAGCGACATATACGCATCGCCCGTTTTCTGGCTGCGTTTGATCCACGCGCTGATGTTCAAGTCCACGCCGTCGATGACGGCAGACCCGCGATAGTCGGGGCGCTTGTCGTTGCCGCCCTTGTCGTTTTTGAACAGGACGCCGCGATTGTTGTTGTCGTACTCTTTCACAGTTTCACCTCTTGCAGTTTGGAAATCTTGTCGCTCAACTCGGAAAGGAACTTGGTCACTTCGGCCTCCAGTTCCGCAATGTGCTTTTCATCACGCGGCACACGCTTGATGAACAACTGAAGGTGCGGCGGGAGCCGGGGGTCGTAGGATGCGAAGTCGCACCACGCCGCAGCCGTACACGCCATCTGCCATTGCATCTGGATGATGTATTTCCCCGGCACGGTATCCGTGAGGATGTATTCCAGATGGGTCGCGGTCGCAGGACACTTGAACTCGACCAAGCCCTCGCCAGACCCGCCAATGCGCCCGTCAGGGGACGCGCCCGAGCCCGCGATGGTGGCGTGGTCGATAAACCCGACTTCCTCGACCAGTTCGCCCGTCTTGGCGCTGTAAGCGGCGCGGGCGTTCGGCTCCTGTTCCGTCCCCCACTCCATCGCGGCGTTAGTGAAGGAGGACGCCTTTTGCCCCGTCAGCCGTTCAACCACAAGGTCAGCCATGTAGTTTG